GTTCCATTTCAAAGTAACGTCGGATCTGAAAATGTTTCCAACACATACTTCGAGTGGCAGACTGACAGCTTGGCATCAACAAGCACAACCGCCGTCATCGATGGTGATGATGTATCGTCTTTTGACGCGACATCTGCAACGACCCGCGTCGGTAACTACACGCACATCCGTCGCCGTACAACCATTGTCGCTGACAACCTTGCCGCGCAAGACCTTGCCGGCCGCAACGACGAGTTGAGCTACCAAATCGCAAAACGCGGAAAAGAGCTCAAAAGGGATATAGAAGCTACCCTTACGGATAATAACGCTCAGGTTGCAGGAAACTCTTCAACTGCACGCGAAACGGGTGGTCTTGGTGCGTGGATTGCGACCAACGAAAGCGTCGGAACCGGCGGTGGACTGACAACTGGCAACGGTACAACCGCGCGTACTGACGGTACTCAGCGCGACTTCACTGAAGCCATGCTGAAAGACGCGATGCAGCAAGCATTCGTCTCCGGCGGTCAGCCAACAATCCTCATGGTAGGACCACACAACAAGACGGTCGTATCAGGGTTTGCTGGTATCGCGGCTCAGCGTTACATGGCGCCAAGCGACAGCCCAACGACAATCATTGGTGCGGCAGACGTTTACATGTCTGACTTCGGCACCTTGAATGTGGTTGCAAACCGCTTCTCGCGTGAACGCGATGCGTGGCTGCTTGACCCAGAGTATGCATCTGTATGCTACCTGCGTCCAATCCAGAACGTAGAGCTCAGCAAAACCGGCGACGCCTCCAAGTCTATGGTTATCGCGGAGTTCGGCTTGAAGGTTCTCAACGAAGCGGCGCACGCCGTCGTGGCAGACCTCAACGTATCATAAGTCTAAGCGGGGCGGCTTCGGTCGCCCCCTTCACTTTGGAGGAAAGTATGAAAAAGCGTTTATTTGGCCACGATCCCCTTACAGGCATTACCGAGTATTGGCATGTTACAGATAAAGGGGAATACGTTATCGAAAAGATACAGGACGTCACGTCAATTGCCGAAGCGAACAAGCGCCAATACAATGACACGCCAAACAGATACAGGGACGTCAACAAGGTAGCATCCATTCCGCTTTCAGTGTATTATGAGTTGAAGCGCCAAGGGATTGCGGACGATCCGAAGGCGTTTAGAAAGTGGTTGAACGACAGCAATAACCAAGTGTTTAGAACGAGAGCGGGTACGCTATGAGCATTTCGACTTTTGCAGAGCTTAAATCGAGCATCGCGGACTTTCTAAACCGCGATGATTTAACGTCTGTAATACCGACATTTATTAAGCTGGCAGAAGCCGATATAAATAGAAACGTGCGGCACTGGCGCATGGAAAACCGCGCGACAGCGGAAGTTGACAGCCAGTATAGCGCGATACCTACGGACCTTCTGGAGCCGATACGGCTTCATATTGAGGGTAAGCACAATCCGTTGGATCTGACGAATGCATACGAGATACAAGTCATGCGCAAAGAGGCAAATGACAGGGCTGGAAAGCCGACGCATTACTCTTTCACGCAGGGAGAGATAGAGCTCTTTCCAACGCCAGACACAACGTACAACTTAGAGATGTATTACTACGCTAAAGTGCCGGCGCTTAGCGACAGTCAAACGACAAATGTTATCTTAACGCATGAACCTGACATCTACCTGTATGGCAGCTTAATTCATAGCGCGCCGTACCTTGCAGATGACGCCCGCACACAAGTTTGGGCGTCTCTTTATAGTAACGCCGTGAGCGCAACAAACAGTAAAGTCGAAAAAACAAAATTCGGCGGCTCTGGCATTCGCATGAAACTAAGGAGCTACTGATGAGCTTTACCGACTATCTTGAAGATGCACTACTAAAGCATGTGTTTACGAACACGTCCTACACAAGCCCGACGACTATTTACGTTGGGCTTCATACAAGCGCCGATACAGATGCTTCGGCTGGCACTGAGGTCAGCGGCAGCGGTTATGCGCGGCAAAGCGCATCGTTTAGCGTGTCTGGCACAAATCCAACTGAGGCGACTACAAGCGCAGCCATAGAATTTCCAGCGGCTACGGCAAGCTGGGGTACTGTGAGTTACGCGGCTGTTTATGACGCAAGCTCTGGTGGAAACCGCTTGGCTTGGGCGCAGCTTACTGATCCAAGTGACTTTTCCACGGCTCTGCCTAAAACTATTGAAACGGGAGATGTGTTTAGGATTAGCGCGGGCAACTTAAAAGTGAGACTTGACTAATGTCCACGATAGTCACGAGATCCGGTAAGGGTAGCCCGCTTACGCACGCAGAGGTCGATGCGAACTTCACCAATCTGAACTCAGATAAGGTAGAAAGTAGTACGATCAGTACGTTTGGCGCGTCCTTAATTGATGACGCGGATGCGTCTGCGGCGCGAACTACGTTGGGGCTTGGGTCTGCGGCGACTTCTGCAACGACTGATTTTGAACCGGCTGGGACCAGCGTGGCCCTTGCAATAGCTCTGGGGTGAGACGATGGCAAACACATTTAAAGTTGTAACGAAGGCAGGGGTCACAACGCTTGACGACATTTACACGGTTGCAGGGTCCACAACGACAATCATCATAGGTCTGGTCTTGGGCAACACCACCGGCAGTCAGGTAACAGCTACTGTCACTCTGTCGTCTGACACGGCTGGTCGTGCAGGTAACAACGATGAAGCAAACCAAGATGTAGAGATTGTGACTTCAGTACCAATTCCAGCTAATTCATCTCTGTCTGTGTTAGATGGTAAGATCGTTATGGAAGCGACAGACATCCTTAAAGTCTCATCCTCTGGCGCAACAGATGTTATCCTGAGTATCTTGGAGCAAACCTAATGAGTGGTTACTTAGGCACAAAAGCTGTTCTCCTCAGCACAACCAGCGCAACCGTTGGTGGAGATAGCACAGTCGGCGGCGACCTGACTGTAGACACCAACACGCTTTACGTTGACAGTACGAACAATCGGGTTGGGATTGGGAATGCAGCCCCCACCCAAGCCTTAGATGTAACTGGCGATATTGTAACCTCTGGCGGTGTCTACCTTGGCGGCACTGGGTCGGCTAATCTGCTGGATGACTATGAGGAGGGGACTTGGACGCCTTATTATAGTTCAAGTGGGGCAAGTTTTACATATAATACTCAATACGGGTCTTATGTAAAAGTTGGAAATATTGTTCACGCACAGTTTTATTTAAATGCAACGGTCACAGGAACCACCTCAAACTCTACTGAAGTTCAAGGGCTTCCTTTTACCGCTGCAAATCTCAGCCCGTATCATCAATGGAGTGCCTCTTGTTGGTTTAGTGGTTCACTTGTTATTCAGCCTCTCACTGGAAACAATAGCGCTGCTTTTGCGTTGTGGAAAAATGGAGCGGTATCCACTGCTGTTGCTTCTGATGTTGGTGGTAGTAGGTATTTAGTAGGTCATGTGACATATAGAACAACATAACCCCACACCATAGGGGTCGGACAGTCCAACCATCACAGGAGATAAACGATGGCCTTAACAGAAGAAACAGTACAAGACAAAATAGAGATCGTAGGCGACTACAAGCACATCCAAGTGCGTACAGCCACGGTCATCAAGCGTGACGGTGTAGAGATCAGCCGATCATTCTCACGCCATGTAGTCGCACCAGATGCAGACATCACAGGTGAAAGCGCAGAGGTGCAGAACATTTGCAACGTGGTTCATACACAAGCGGTTAAGGATGCTTATGCTGCACACCTAGCAGCACAAGAGGTATAAAACATGTCAGCTTACATCGGCACAATACCCACGCCACAGGCAACCCAGACACGGCAGACGTTCACAGCCACTGCGTCACAGACTACGTTCAACACGGCTGGCTACACGGCTGGGTTTGTTGACGTGTACATGAACGGCGTTAAGTTGGTCGATGGCACCGACTTCACTGCAACCAACGGCTCAACTGTTGTTTTAACGACAGGCGCTGCGGCAAGTGACATCATTGACATAGTTATGTTCACGGCGGTTGACCTTAGCACTGCGGTCGGTGGCGGCAGATACAAAGGTGAACGTGGAACACTGGGTCCAGCGGCTGCGGCTGGAGACATCTTTAGAGTGCATGAACAGCAACTAGATACCAACGTCACAATAGACGCAACTGAGAATGCACTTGCGGCTGGGCCTCTCACGGTGGCCTCTGGCGTCACTCTCACCGTCACATCAGGGGGGAACTTGAGCATTGTCTGAGATTAGAGCAAATACAATTAGTGATGCGGCTGGTACTGGGCCGATTACGCTTACGGGGCAGAGTGCTGCGAAGGCTTGGATTAATATTCCAGACGGACAAGCAAGTATAAATCAAAGTTTTAATGTAAGTAGTTTAGAAGACGATGGAACTGGTGATGGAAAAGTAAATTTTGTTTCGTCAATGGCTGATGCAAACTACGCTTTTACTGCTTCAAATCATGATCGTAATGCTTCATCTACTGTGTATCATGTTGACATTTCTTTAGGAAATCCCCCTACAGTTTCACGTTATGCTTTTGAAAGTGTAAGTCATAACACTACTACAAACAGAAGTAATGTGGATATGGATAATTATCATGTAATCCACGGAGACTTAGCATGAGTACCATAGTAATCTCCAACATCAAAGCCACAGGCGAAACAGCTAGTCGTGCAGTCTCAGGGGTTGCGGCGGCTTGGGTATATGCACAACAAAGAACAGCTACTGTTGAGATAAAGGGTAGCTACAATGTAAGCTCATGGTCAGACGATGCGACAGGGCGAAGCACGACTAATCTCACTAATTCAATGGATAATACGACTTACCATATTGGTGGTTCTAGTTCATACGATAGTACTTCAGGCAACAACCAATCGGGTGCAGATGAAGTATGGATTGTAAGTGCATCTTCTACCAAACACGACACAGCACAGAATGTCAGTTATTTAGATTGTGACTTTGTATTTGATATAATCCACGGAGACTTAGCATGAGCAATCTAGTCGTATCAAACATCTCCGATGGCACAACAACCGAAACATGGAAGCCTATCCTTGGTTATGAGGACGCTGGCTATGTAAGCGATGCAGGCCGTATGATTGGAAAGTCTGGAAAATTTCGCAAAACATATATGGGCAATAGTGGTTATGAACGTGTGGCTATTTATTCACGGGGCAAACGTATAAATGCATCAATGCATCGCCTTATTGCTATGACATTCTGCGATGGTTATGAGGATGGGCTAGTCGTCAATCATAAAGATGGCAACAAGTTAAATAATTGTGCCTCAAATCTTGAGTGGGTTACTGTTTCAGAAAATTCAAAACATAGTTTTGATGTTCTTGGAAGACAGCCAACTCGCCGCTGGTTACGCATTCCAGACGCAGAGATTGGAAAGATTATTCGCCGTAGAGAAAATGGTGAAACCTATAAGTCTATTGCTGCTGACTATGGTGTGAGGCAAGAGGCTATCCGAAACCGACTGAAGCGTGCTTCATGGAACAAATGGGAGAGCATTCATGTCAACGCTTAATGTTGCGAATATTACAGATGGCACAGACACCGTTGCAACTGGCTATGTCGTCAATGGGGCGGCTAAGGCTTGGGTTCACGCTTCAACCATTAGCACTTACTCTATCTTTGATAGTCTAAACACAAGTAGCATTACTGACGGTGGAAGTGGCGTTATGCTCCATAACTTTTCGAGTAATTTTGCGGCTGATGATAACATCGCTTGTGTTCCCTCTAGTCACTGGAGGGGCATCGCTTGTCACGATGGTGTTTACACCTCTTATGCTAGGATTGTGGGGGCAGACAACAACGCAACGACTGTATCAGATCGTTTTACAACAACGTCAGTTTGTCACGGAGACTTAGCATGACGCATCTCTGGGAACGCCTACTAGAAGCCAAGTCACGCTTGAAGCCTGTGCAGTCTAAGTATCGTGTGCTATTCGAAGACCCGAATGCA